GAGCAGCGAGATAAAGCAGTTGCTTTGCTTGATGAGCAATTGAAGCAAGAGCAGGCATTAATCAAGCTTGCTTACGAAACTCGCTTATTCCAGCTACGCGAAAACCTTATGTCTGAAACCGCAGCCACACAAGAACGCTATCGCTTGGAACGTGAGCAGATTCTTCTAAACTCCAAGTTAAGCCAAGAGCAAAAACTGCGTGAAATTGCTTTAAGCAAGGCTTTGCAAGAGGAAGAAAACCGCAAGCGCCTAAATAGCGCAGTTCAGCAATGGGGTGGCATACAAGCTGAAATGAACGGTACTGGCGACCAGTATAGTTTAGAGCGGCAGAGGTTCAGCCGATATGATGCTTCTCAACAGGTGTTTGATGCACAAATGAGTCAGGTAGATCAGGCTGCTCAAGACCCTAATGCTAATATTCAGGAAATTGCAGCGCAACGTGAAGCGATCTGGCAAGAGCATCATGATCGGATGACAGCTATTGAGTCGGATTATCAGGCTTCGTCTTATAGTCTTCAACTTGGTTATGGTCAACAGGTAACAGGCGCGCTTTCAGGAATGTTTGGTGCAATGTTGGGTGAGTCCTCATCGGCATATCGAGCTTTATATACGGCACAGCAATCATTCGCTCTTGCTCAAGCAGGTATGAACGTCTGGAAAGCCGCGTCTGATGCGTATGCAAATGAACCTGGTACAGTTTGGCAAAAAATGGGCGCTGCGGCTTTAGCGACAATTGAATCGGGAACTTTTGTTTCAATGATTCAAGCAGCCACCCCTAAAGGCTTCGCCAACGGTGGCTACACAGGCCACGGTGGCAAGTATGATCCTGCTGGCATCGTCCATAAAGGCGAAGGTGTTTTAACCCAAGAAGAAGTTAAGGCTCTCGGTGGCCCACAAGGCTTTGAGGATTTGCGAAAGTCTATTCGTCGAGGTTATGCGACTGGTGGACTGGTTACAGATACTCACCGTGTCGGTATGGGTGCTGTGAGTGCGATTAATTCGGGTGGTGGTAACGGCTCTAGTTCGGGCGATGTAAATATCACTGTCAATGTCACCGATTCAGGCGTAACAACACAATCAAACCAGTCAGATCAGAAGCAACTCGGTCAGATGATTGGTAATGCGGTTCGTACGGTGATTCGTCAAGAGCAACGGCAAGGGGGATTACTTTCTAAATGAAAACGATAATGGCTATATCGCTAGCCCTAGCTATTTCCCTAATCCTATACGCAGCCTCTTTCTTAATTAACCCAAGTCACTACAAAATTTTCGTAGTGGCTTTTGTTTTTGGGCTAAGCTGCGCATTCTTATTGAGGTACAAAAAATGAAAGCTATTCAATTTAAAAAAACAGGCACATTTACTGGCAATGATGAGGAAATTCAGGCTCTTTTTGGTGGTCACTTTTGTTATATGGGAAAGGGTCGCTTAAAGGATATTGAAATGTACTTCGAGCGAGGAAGTCAAAGTTTGCCGATCGGGTTTGATGACTGGATTGTTGACCTTGATGGAGTCATTTTAGTTTTAGATGGTGCGCAGTACCAAGCACTTGTGGCGGAAACAGCAAGCGCTAGAAAGCAGACCGATGACCAAAAACAGATTGGTCAAATGATTCATGATTCGGTTAAGGCGGTGATTAATCGAGAGCAACGTCAAGGTGGATTATTAACAACAGAATCTAAAGACAATGCTCCCGATGTCGACTCCACCACAATTAAGGATTGTAGAAAGCGCTTTCAGGTGAAGATTGATAAAAACAGTATTATTGCTGGCAACAAGCTTACAGAAGGTGGCTACATCAAACCACCATACATCACTGAAATGGAAAATCAGATTAAGGCGCTTTCAACTATGGTTTCAGCATTGGATTGCCGCCTTAATGTCCTGAGTGGTGGGAAATGAGCAATCAAAAATTCACATGGTGTAATGACTTAGACGGAAACTCCCAAACCTCAAGCTTTAAAGTCCTTCAGTCTAGTTTTGGAGATGGATATACACAGCGAACGAGTGTTGGAATTAACAATCGGTCAGGCACTTGGGCGTATAAGAAAACTGGCAAAAAGGCTTTGATACAAGAGATTAAGGCCTTTTTTGATGCACATAAGGGTGCTGATTCCTTTCTATGGGATTCGCCTTTAGATGGCGAGGTTCGCGTAGTAGCAGGTGACTATATGCCAGTCAGTTTAGGTGGTGATGTCTGGTCAATCTCCACCACATTCACCCAAGATTTTAAACCTTAAATTCAATCAACTTTATGCCCCACATGTTGGGGCTTTTTTGTGAGAAAAACTCATGCCGACCCAAAAAGTCCAACTAACCATAACACCGCAAAAAGTTGCTGCGGCCAATTCGCCAGCATACATCCAGTCGCATCACAACCGATTCAGATTTGCTTTTGGGCCTAGTCAGCCCACCAACTTAGAAGCGTCCCATCAAGACATGCAGGTTTATACCGATGGGGCGCTGGGTGACTTGTGGGCTTGGGTGAGCTACTCATCAAACAACGACACCGTCATTGTCTCAACATAGAGAAAGCTAATGAAAACAACCAATCTTGCTGCGGGGTTATACACACCGCGAACCACAAGAATTGCGCAAGGGCTTGTTGATAAAGGCCCGCTACTCGGCTCGACAACACACATGATCGGTTCAACAGAAGGCTTTATTGACAATCGCCTACCAGCAACAACTTAATTTGAAAATTCGGGAATAATTATGGCTAAACAAACAATTAATCAAGGCACAGCACCTACAGGCGCAGGTGGTGACACGTTCCGAACAGGCTCGGCAAAACTGCAAGCGAATGACAATGAGCTTTATACGCATCTTGGTGCGGCAGCTGATGGTGCTCTTACTGTAGATAAAACCAGAAACGCGCTGGGAATTGATGCAGACAAAAGCGGTTTAACAATCTTAATCAAAGACTCATTGCGTCAATCGGTAGAGGTAGCAAGCGGTGGATTGCAAACCGTACTTTATACGGCAAAAGGTCAGCCGACTTATATGAACATCATTCAAAAGTACGATATGAGTACGATTGATGCTTCATTAAGTGGTACACACCCAGCATTTATTGTGGACGGTGTGGAAAAGCCTGAAATCTTTATCGGCACGTATCAGGGGAGAATCGTTAATGGTGAGTTGCTCAGTCTGCCGAATGTAGAGCCAAGCCATAGCACTAACTACACAAACTTTCTTACAGCAGCACGAGCGTGTGGCAATGGTCATCACTTGATCACAAATGCTGAATGGAGCGCCGTGGTCTTGCAATGCTACAAAGATAATAAACAGCCAATGGGTAATACATACTATGGCCGAAGCTCAGAAAATCCATTGCTGATCGGTCGCAGGGCGGACGGCTTAAATCCGGGTGATACATCTGGGTCAGCACGCACATTAACTGGGTCTGGCCCAGTTGAGTGGCGACACAACGGTAAAGAAAACGGCATTGCTGATTTATCCGGTAATGTATGGGAATGGAATTCTGGAATGCGTATTTTTAACGGTGAAATCCAGGTTATTGCAGGCAATAATGCGTCAAAACTAGCGATTGATCTTGGTGCGGCTTCGACCGAATGGAAAGCGATTAATGGTGAAACTGGCAACCTGGTCACACCGGACGGCAGCGGAACCACGGTAGGCACAATCAAATATGCTGATGGCGGCACAGCAGACTACACAATTAATGGGTCTAATTTTGGTGGTATCCGAAACTTATCAACCACCAAGCCAGTGACCGCTGTAGCTTTAGCTCGACTGAAAGCATTGTGTTTATATCCGCATACTGAAAATACCGCTTCATATAACGGGGATTATTTTGGCAAATCCATAACAGGTGAAACCCTTCCCCTCCGTGGCGGCAGTTGGCCCAACGCAGCCAGTGCTGGCGTGTTCGCCTTGTACTTGCTTGACGCTCGTTCGGCCACGAGTACGATTATCGGGGCGCGTCCAGCTTTCGTAAATCTGTAATCTGTCTTGTGTTATCTGTATGCGTGCGCGATAGCGCACGTTCTTAATTTTGTTTTGTAGAGATTTATTGTGTCTAGTGATTTATTAATCAGACAAAAATGCGAAGAAATGATTGCTTATGGCTATATCGCATTACGTCAATTTCCAAAATTTGAAAAGCATGTGCTTGCAGCAGAAATGAGGCAGGTCATGTGGGGAATATTGAGGTTGATTGTTGTTTGTAATAAGCGCTACCACAAAAAACCACACTACAAGAGTTAGACGCAGAGCTAGACCTATTACGCGCTCAGGTTCGAATTTCAAAAGAATTAGGCTATCTTGATTTTAAGAAGTATGAACACTGGTCCAGACTGAACAATGAGATTGGCCGCATGGTAGGCGGCTGGATCAAAGTATTTGCCGTAGGCAAATAGGGGTGTGCGTTACAACGACGGTCCCTTCCCATCCGTGGCGGCAATTGGAACAACGCAGCCAATGCTGGCGTGTTCGCCTTGAACTTGAATAACGCTCGTTCGAACACGAATACGAATATCGGGGCGCGTCCAGCTCTTAGAGCGTGTCAGAAGCTTAATCCCTAATGGGGATTAGGACAGAACACTTTAAAAGGATGCACACTCCTTAGATGAAAATCTAAAAAACTAAACAGGCGGCATAGCTGAGTAGCAATTTGCGAAAACTTATGCCGCTTTTATTTTGAGATATACATGGCAATTACATACAACAATCTGTTTAGTCAGATTTACGACTTTGAAAATTTGTATAACGCATATTTGAAGGCCCGGCGCGGCAAGCGTGATCGGCGTGAAGTCTTAAAGTTTGAATTAAATCTGGAAGAAAACCTGATCCAGTTACAGAACGAATTGATCTGGGGAACGTACAAGACGGGTGAGTATCGAATTTTCAAAGTATACGAACCCAAAGAGCGCGATGTTGCAGCACTTCCATTTCGGGACAGGGTTGTACAACACGCTATTTTATTGGTTATTGAACCCATCTGGGAAAAACGATTTATTGACGACAGCTATGCCTGCCGAGTTAATAAGGGTACGCATGTTGGCGCAGATCAAGCACAACGCATGATGCAAAAGGTACTAAGAAATCACGGTGTTTTGTACGCATTCAAGGCTGATATATCCAAATTCTTCTACAGTATTGATCATGAGATTATGAAAAGCCTGATCAGAAAGAAAATATCATGCAAACAACTCCTTACCCTGATTGACGACATCATAGAATCATCTGGCGGTGGTGTCGGAATACCTATTGGCAATCTAACATCACAGTTATTTGCAAACATATATCTTCATGAGCTGGATGAGTATGTCAAATACCGGCTGTGTGAGAAGCACTATCTGAGATATATGGATGACTTCTGTATCTTTCATCACAACAAGGATCACTTGCGTCATTTACGCATTGATGTAGAGCGATTCCTATTTGAGAAGCTAAAGCTCCAAACCAATGCAAAAACACAAATATTTCCAGTGTCCGTCAAGAACGGACGAGCATTGGACTTCCTTGGCTATCAAATGTGGCCAACTCATCGCCGCGTTAGAAAAAGTTCTATTTCTAGAATTTACCGAAAAATAAGGTTTATGAAGAAACAGTACAGCGAGGGCGGGATTGAGGCAAAGCGCATCCAGGCATCCATTAACTCTTGGCTTGCACATGCTTCTCACGCAGACAGTCTAGGCTTGCGAAAATCAATACTCAACAAGGCTGTTTTTGTTAGACAAGAGGACAAGAACACAACCACTACTGTTTTATTACCCAAAATAGAGGATTTAACCTAATGCTTAAGCTTGTATCAAACCGAAACGGCGCAGAGATTCACCAACTCGAAGTCACACAAGATGGATGCACAATTACACCCAATATGGATGGTGTTGTGGATCTAATCAAAGACCTTAATTGCGACAAGGGAAAGATCCTAAACGCACTATCGCAATTCAACCCTGATTACGTGTGGGCAGTCACCTACGAAAAACCGCCATTAAAACCATTAACACGCCGTCAATTCCGATTAGCACTTGTCATGAATGGCTTTGCTCTTGCTGATATTGAAGCGCTTATTAATCAAATCGAAGATGATATGCAGCGTCAAATTATTCAAATCGAATGGCAGGATGCTACGGTGTTTGAGCGAAATAATAGCAGTCTTTTCGTAATGGCAGCGCTGATGGGGTTGTCTTCAGCTCAAATTGATGAGCTTTGGGAGCAGGCAGCAACACTTTAATGGGGTTTTGATATGACATTAAACAGTGATTTTCAAAAGCTGTATGTAGATGGTCTGATCACGCTGTTTGAACTGGATGCTCGCGCTTTAGGTGCGGGCATTTTGCGCTTTCATGGTCATATCTCTTATGAAGATTGGGAGCGCATTTACAGCTATATCGGATCAGATGAATTGCTTGGTGATGAGGCTCAATTAATTGGTGAAGTGTTTGAAAACACCGAGTCAAAAACATGGTATCGAAATATCATCTGGCAAGGCGAAACTTTCGAGCCGATGGCTTTAGAGGTATCAGGTCTTGAGATGCGCTCAGATGGTAAAGCATCTGCACCCACTTTAAGCATGGCGAATAATGTTGGCGGGATTCAAGGCGCAATTTCAGCTTACTGCTTACAGTTTGGTGACTTCGCAGGGGCAAAGCTCAAGGTTATTACCACCCTAGCCAAGTATCTTGACGCTGAAAACTTTAGCACTGGTAATCCGACAGCTAATCCAAGTGAGAAGCGGGAGCAAATTTGGTTCATTGAACAAAAGACTTCTGAAAATGCTCAGCAAGTGACGTTTGAACTTTCTAATCCAGTGGATTTTGAAGGGCTAAAAATACCAACACGACAAATCTCAAATTACTGCAACTGGGAATATCGAAGTGAAGAATGTGGCTACATCGGATCTGCAATGTTTACTGAAAAAGATGAACCAACAGATAATCCAACTTTAGATCGATGTAACTACAGAACGTCAGGCTGTCGTTGTCGAGAGAATGAGCTTCATTTTGGTGGATTCCCTGCATCTTCAATGGTGTAAAAATGAAATTAAATAAAAAACTAAAAGCAGCGATTCTATCTCATGCTGAAGAATGTTTCCCCGCAGAATGTTGCGGGGTTATTGTTTCTGGTGAGTATATTCCATGCCGTAATGTCGCTGAAAAAGGTCAGTTTCAAATTCATCATGAAGACTTGGCGCATGCTGAAGATCAAGGTGAGATTCAAGCCTATGTACATTCACATCCCAATGCTACAACACGTGCTTCGGATTTAGATTTACTACAAATTGAACTTCATGAAAAGCCTTGGGTGATCTGTGCTTGGCCCGAAATAGATTTCCAAGTCTATAAGCCATGTGGCTATAAAGCGCCACTCATTGGTCGTGATTACCACCATGGATACCAAGATTGCTATTCAATAATTCGTGATTTTTATAATCGTGAGTTGGGTATTCAGTTGATTGATTTCGAACGTAAAGATGATTGGTGGAGTGATAAAAACCACAAATCCCTTTATTTGGAAAATTTAGATGAAGCTGGATTTTATGAGGTTAGTGAACCTCAGTATGGCGACATGCTGGTGTGTAATGTTGGTCGCACAGAACACCCGAATCATGCAGTGATTTGGTTGGGTGATCAGTGGCAATTAAAGTCAGAAGAGAGCACAAGTTGTTTTGGTGGACCATTAATCCTACATCATCCTTACGGTCGAAAGTCCGTGCGTGAAATCTTTGGGCAACAATGGCAAGAGCGAGTTGCAAAGGTGGTTCGGCATAGGGAGATGAAGTATGAACTTTAAAGGGTTGCATCAAAGAATTCACGAAAAACAGAAAGAACTAAATGATCTACTTAACGATTTAAATGAGCAACTTGCTTTAGAGCAAGGAGATTACAGTGGGTTATCAATACCTTACGATGCAACACATTACCGAGTTGTGAATTGTAAAGTGGAATATATTAGGAAATGTCCTTATCGAGACGATTGGGATATTTGGCTAGATTCAACCAACAGCTGGCTTGGAACCTTCTGGAAGAGAGTAGAAGTAGGAAAAGATGTAAAGCTATTAACCGCCAAATAAGGCGGTTTTTTATTGCGTGGAGAAAAGTGAATCATGCTCAAGACAATTAAGTTATACGGTATTTTAGCCAAGAAGTTCGGCAAAGAATTTCATCTAGCTGTTGAAAGCACCCGCGAAGCTGTAAAAGCGCTATCAGTCCAAGTGCCTGGCTTTGAGCAATTCATGCTAACAGCTCATGAGCAAGGTCTTGCCTTTGCTGTCTTTCAAGATGATGAAAATATCGGTGAGGATCAGATCGACTTTGAGACTGGCGCCAAAGTTATCAAGATTGTGCCCAAAGTCATCGGCGCGGGTGGTAATGGAGTATTGCAAACAATTCTTGGCGCGGTGATGGTTGTTGTGGGTGTTGTTATGTTGTATATACCCGGCGCACAACCCTTTGCTGCATCTGTGATCGGCGCAGGTATCGGTATGATGGTTGGTGGTATTGCTCAAATGATGATGCCAAAGATGGACGAGGGAGATCAAAATCAAGACGGCAACAGGGCAAACAAGGGATTTGGTGGTGCAGTCACTACAATCGCACAAGGCAATCCAGTTCCGATTCTTTATGGTCAGCGTGAAGTCGGTGGATTTATTGTGAATGCTGGTCAATTTGCAGTAGATACTTTTAGCTCTGCGGATGCTGGTTACACAGGCGGTGGCAGCAGCGGTGGAAAGAAATAATTTAAAAACACAGGCGCAATGAGCGCCTTTTTTATTGTCTGAGGATAAGTATGAACGCAGTAATTAAAGGCGCAAAAGGCGGTAGCAAAAGCCAAAGACAACCAAAAATTGCAAACGATACAACCGCTTCAAAAACCTATGCACGTTTACAATATGGCATGAGCGAAGGGGAAGTTGAGGGCTTAGCAAATGGCTTTAAATCAATCTTCCTCGATGACACGCCAGTTGAAAGCGATAGTGGCGCAAGAAACTTTCAAGATGTCACTCTAGATTTTCGCTCAGGCACCAATGACCAGACATACATGGAAGGTTTTGAAAGCATTGCTTCTGAAGCTGCTGTTGGAGTTGAGCTTAAAAGTGATACGCCTTGGGTTAAAGGGATTACCAATCTTAATCTCGATGCCGTAATTGTAAGGGTGCGTTTTGGGGCTTTAAAAAAGCAAGACCCAAGCAATGGCGATGTTTCAGGTATTGTTATTGATTACTCGATTGAAGTACAAACTGACGGAGGTGCGTGGGAGTTAATGCTTGACACTAAAATGTCAGGAAAAACTTCAGCAAATTATGAGCGTACTCACCGTATCGGCTTACCAAAAGCCAATAATAATTGGTTGATTCGCGTCACACGTAAAACACCAAATTCAAGCTCTGAATATGTCAGCGATAAGATGTATATTCAAGCCATTACTGAAGTTATCGATCTTAAACTTACATACCCAAATACCGCAGTGATTGGCGTGCAATATGATGCTGAAACATTCTCGAATATTGCCAAATTCGCAGTCGATCTAAAGGGCGTAAAGATCAAAGTGCCGAGCAACTACGATCCAGTGAGCCGAACTTACATCGGGATATGGGATGGTACATTTAAACGTGCTTATACCAATAACCCAGCTTGGATTTACTATGACCTATGCACCAATAAGCGATATGCGCTTGGCAACCGTTTAACCGAGCAAATGATTGATAAATGGTCTTTATATCGTTTAGCTCAATACTGCGACCAAATGGTGAATGATGGCAAAGGTGGTCAAGAGCCGCGTTTTACCTGCAATGTGTATATTCAAAGTGCCGAATCTGCTTTTGATATTTTAAGTAAACTAGCAGGCGTATTCCGTGCGATTTCATATTGGGACGGCAATTCAATTGTCTGTGATGCTGATTTACCACAAGATACTTATTTCACTTACACTCGCGCCAACGTCATCGATGGGCATTTTGAATATTCAGGCACTCGTGCGCGTGATCGTCACAATGCAGTCAAAGTCGCTTGGGATAATCCACAAAATCGCTATAAGACCGAATATGTCTTCGTACGGGATGAAGCGGCGATTGCAAAGCTCGGTGTGCGTATTGCTGAGATTGATGCGTGGGGTTGTACTTCTGAAGGGCAGGCACAACGTGCAGGTCTTTGGGCATTAAAGTCTGAGCAACTGGAAACTCGCACTGTATCTTTTAAAGTTGGTTTGGATGGTTATATTCCACAACCAGGTAAAGTAATTGAAATTGCGGATGAGTTGTTCGCAGGTCGTGCCAATGGCGGGCGTATCTCTAAAGTTTCTGCAAACTTGCGCACCATTACTTTAGATCGTGATGATGTGGTGTGTCGTGCAGGTGATAGACTTGTTGTAAATGGTGAAAATGGCAAGG